CGGTTAATTGTGCCGGTGATTGGAGATGGCGGCGAGATTAGCAGCCTTCAATATATCAGCGCAGACGGGTCAAAGAAGTTTCAATCCAGTGGCGAAATAGAAGGCGGCTTTTTTGTCATTCACGGCGCTACCGATATGTATTATTTGGTCGAGGGTTACGCCACCGCTGCAACCGTCCACGCCGCGACAGGTTGCACCTGTTATATAGCTTTTAATGCGGGAAACCTCCCGGCTGTTGCCCAGATCATTAAAGGTAAGCCCTTAACCATTGTTGCGGACAACGATGAAAGCGGGACAGGCCAAAGATATGCGGATCAGGCCGCTAAAAAAGTGGGCGCTCGCGTTGTCACACCGCCAGAGGTTGGCATGGATGCCAACGATTACTGGCAAGCCGGGCACGATCTAGGCGCATTGCTTACGCCGCCGACATCTAGCTGGCTGGTTTCCGCCGACGACTTTTGTGCAGAACCCGCCCCGCTTCGATGGATGATTAAGAGATACATTCAGCGCGACGCATTGATTATGATTCACGGCCCAAGCGGGGGCGGAAAGACCTTTGTGGTTCTGGATATGTGCTTACATATCGCGTCCGGCAGACCAGAGTGGTGCGAAAACAAGGTGCATAGCGATTCCGTTGTTTATTTGGCAGGTGAGGGGCATCACGGCTTAAAGGGTAGGATTGCAGCTTGGAAGTCGTACAATCGCGTCAGTAAGCTCAATATGTGGTTATCCAATAGCGGTACCGATCTTAACACCCCGGAAGGCTATCAAAAGGCGCGTGAGTCCATTGCTTTGCTGCCACAAAAGCCGGGGCTTATTGTGGTTGATACCCTGCACCGCTTTCTTATGGGTGACGAGAATAGCGCTCAAGATGCCAAGACCATGCTGGACGCCTGTAATGCGCTACAGCGTGAATTTGATGCGAGTGTACTGCTCGTGCATCACACAGGCGTAAACGAGGAAGCGCAGCACCGGGCGCGCGGCTCAAGTGCATGGCGCGGCGCACTGGATATTGAATTCAGTGTAATCCCATCAAACGATGACAAGCCGATTGAAATTGTCCAGCGCAAGGCAAAGGACAGCGAAATAGCGCCACCTTTATATGTGCGATTGCTTTCCGTCGAACTGCCTTGGTTGGATGAGGATGGTGAAAACGTGACAAGTGCGGTTGCCACACAGGACGAAAGCTATGTGCCAGATACAGGAGAAACAAAAGAGCATCGCGAGGCTCGACATGTTTTTGAGGCTGCGTTTCAGCAGTACGGGGAGACGGTTGACGGAAGCCCGTATTTATCAAATTCGGCATTTCGAGAGCATTTTACAAAAGCGAATGAGGGTGAAGGGTTGGCAAAAAATACTCTAAATCAGCGCTTCGCTAGGTCGAAAAAACGGCTCATGGATAGCGGATATTTAAGCGAAAAAGGGGCCGGTTTTTGCGTCGAAAGGGCCGAAAACGCCGCTGCACTAAATTTGTGCAAGATGTTAGGGAGTGACAGCAGTGACAGGCAGTGACACGGCGGGGGTGTCACTGCGTAACTTGTTGATTTTACTATGAAAATTAAAGTTATCCACAGCCCAATTACAAGCGGTGACAGGTTAAGGGGGGCGAAAAGATAGACAGTGACACCAGTGACATATACCCCTAGGGTATGTCACTGCTGTCACTCTGTCGCTGGTGTGTGTGTTTTGGCTATTAAAAAATAGGTGAAAAATGAAGCGATGCTCAAAGTGCCGGGAGAGGAAAAATGCAGAAATGTTCCATGTGGATAGAGCAAAGGCTTCTGGCTTAGCATCTGTTTGTAAAAAGTGTAGGGCTTTACCGGTTGGGAAAACCAAAGATGAGGTTAGCGAGGTTAGGCGGTGGGAAAGGATTTTTACAAAGTACAGAATCAGAAAAGAAGATTACAATGCCATGTTTTCCAAACAAGGCGGATGCTGTGCTATCTGCCAAGAGCCTCACAAGAAATTGCATATTGACCACTGCCACAATACCGGCATGGTGAGAGGATTGCTTTGCAGTGGATGCAATCTAGGTCTTGGGCATTTTAGGGACAATCCGAAGTTTATGTATGCGGCTATTGCATACTTGTCTCGTTTGTAAAGTTTTGTAAAGTTACTGTAAACGGGGATCGGGTTGGTTCAATATACCTACATCGAAACAACGAACAGGGGATTGATATGAATACCAAAATCGAAATGTGGAGCAACAGCCACGACGTCCACAAGACAACTTTTGTCCGACGATCTGAAGATAGCCTGAGAAAAATGGCTATCGACAAACTGAAAACACTGGATGGCGATGCCGATATTTTTATCGAGCAAACCGCCTTCCTTCACAACCCTGATAACTGGCAAGAAACTCGGATCAGCTTTGTAAAAATTGACGGAGATATTCTGGAAGAAATTGTCACAGATGATCCGTGGAATGTTAAGCGAGTTCCTATATCAGATTAACCAAACAATTTCTCCCAACCAAAAGCCCCTTAATTGGGGCTAAGTGGGTAGAGAACTAGAGGAATAGATATGAGTAGAAAAGTGCCAGTATCTGACATAAGTTTTTTCCGAGATTTAGGAACGGGACGAAGGAAAATCTCTTTCTCAAAAGGTACGTTTGTTGTTGATGGGGTATATATAGGGCGTTACAAAGTTACTGTTCTCGGCAACATCTACGAAAACCCTGAACTACTGGAGAACTAATATGACTACTGAAGATAAACAGGCTGGTATATTCTTTAACGTTTTATGTATTGTAGCCTTGTCTATAGGGAGCTGTTTGGGCCTTGTGTATGAAGTATCTATTGGAGTTTGTATGTTGATGTCGGTGGTCTTGGGGGGTTTTTGTGTTAATTTTGTATATCTTTTGGGCAAGATAGATCAATAAGGGGGTCAAATGAATAACAACCAAAACAAACCAGAGCCACACATTCACGAAGCTCAAGAGAGAGAATACAGAAACTCTTTGGTCGATGAATACGCGGAGGTTGAGCCGGTCAGACCCGGTGAGCCACCAACACTAATGCAGCGAATGAGGGTGAGGGGCTGGCAAAAAACACCCTAAATCAGCGCTTCGCTAGGTCGTTTTGAGGCTTTGGAGGAATAGGTATGAGCAAGTTCGTAATCACACAAGAAGAGCTAGACATATTGGAAGATATGCGTCGCAGTCTCTGCGAGATAGACAACCCGCCATGGCAAGCAAGCAGGGCTGCTATGAGATTGTGGGATATTACTAACGAGAAACGAGAGTCTTTAGAAGAATTAGAACCTTGTTCAAGAAAGGCTTTGGAGGAATAGGAGAGAACTATGACTAACCACCCCTGCTCAGGTCAATACCAAATAGACCAAGCCCAAAGAAGAGAGGAAGAATGGGCAGAACAAGCGGACGAGGAAGAATCTATTGCCGAGCTAATGGCAAAGATTAAGCGTAAGGCGGATGAGATATTGGAGAACAACAATGCAACTTAAACAAATAACCGCCACCAAGTACAGGCACGAAACCGAGCTAATGTGCATCGATGTGGAGAAGAAAGACAAAGATTGGGTGATCTGGATACAGACCAGAGAGAATTCACACAATCACGTCGAGGCCACATTTAACGGCGCAGTGGCTTTTGCAACAACATTCTGGCGCGATTTGATTGGCAAGGAGTTTAGAGATGACTGATTATTTTGAAATCTTAATATCCGCCGCCATTGTTTTCGCTGTCTGCTCTTTGGCTAATGATTCAAAAGCTCAAGAAATAGACCTATCCCTGAGCTTGCTTCAACCTATCCCGCACAACTGGATCGGAACCACCGGCTCAGAGTACGGCGAAGGGCCGATCGTTGTGATGGAAGCCAGCACGCCGATAACCAGAAACATCGAGGCGGTCATAAGTCACAAATCCTACTTGCTGACAGGCGCACCGTTTAACGACAATTACGAGTCAACCTATACCGCTATTGGTGTTAGGATGAATTGGGAGGTGGAGTTGTGAGCAATATAGAAGACTGGAGATTCCTGCGGGAATATCCGCCAAAGAAAACAAGGCTTGACTCAATACTAGGATTTCTCTGCGCGAGTGTGTTCGCAGTTGGAACGGGTGTATTGATTGGCATAGCTTTGTGTGGGATAACGATTGTTTAATTAGGAGAGTACAATGGAAAACGCAGATGAAGTAATTGAAAAACTGGCAGAGGTTTTGGGTGAGAGCGGATCAACGGCTGTGGTTCATTACAGCGACTGGTTTGTGGTGAACTCGTTAACGTGGATTATGATCGGGATTATACTTATCGTGTTATCGTTCCTGATAAAAATACCGATGACGGGGGACGAATACTACGACCTAGATAGAAGGACTGGTCAGGCTGCCGCTAGGGTTTTATGTTGGGTAATCGGATCGCTTATGGTTGGTTGCAATATCCCCGACCTTTTTGCGCCAGAGGCCGCGTCAGTTCATCAGTTAATACAGGACATTCGAGGATAGATAGTCGGTGAGCCAATCCACATACGTCAAAACCGAAACCACCCTAATTGACAAGGTGGCCAGCTGGGAATGCCCGTGCGATAAATGCGAGCACTACGACAGGTGCAAGACCGAGAGGCTATCTTGTCAGGCGTATTGGCTTTACATGAAATTCGGCAATGCGAACTATCCGCCAGATACGCGGATTCCGAGCAAGGACAGGTATGTAAATCAGTTTTGTAGGGTGGTATAATTTGATTGGGCATAGCCCACGGGGTCATCGTATGATGGCTGAAGCGCCGTGATTGTCATGCAAGCCCACCCCTCTTGCGCGCAGAAACGGGGCAATTGTAAAGTTTTGTAAAGACACTCCACATCGCCCCCGGTTTTGCTAAGATGACCTTATTGAGACAGGAGATATATATGATTGCAATAGCCTTTATACTAGCCTCCCTAGTTATAGGCGGGGTAGTCGGGTTTTTCAGAGACCCATTCGACAGATTGCAGGGGTTGGTTTTGGGGGCTCTGCTTGGCTCGATTACCTCCTTGTATTTTATGATGTTGCTGTTTGGCCTGACTGCGTTGATCCTTGGTTAGCAAGATAGGATTTACACCTTGCCCCACCCCAACAAATTTCCCCCTAGACTTTAGCCCCTTACGAGGGGCTTTTTTTTGCGTCCAGATATAGTACAATATCGACATGAACAAAGTAACCAGCCATTTACAGCAATTGCTCCCGAATCAATCGGAGGCTTTTGCGTGACTGACTGAAAAGTAGTTTTTTGTAGTGCATAGAGCCTCGACATTGATCGGGGCTTTTTTATGCCTGAAATTCAGGGTGTAGCGCAGTCTGGTAGCGTACTCGGCTTGGAACTGAGTTGTCGCAGGTTCAAATCCTGCCGCCCTGACCAGATTATGTGGGTGTAGCCGAAATGGTTATAGGCATCAGACTTAAAATCTGAAATTTGTGGGTTCGACTCCCACCACCCATACCATATGCGGGGTTGGCGGAATTGGCAGACGCGCCGGTTTTAGAAACCGATTTTTCTGGGTTCGAGTCCCAGACCCCGTACCATTCCCTTGTCGTCTAATTGGTAGGACACCAGACTTTGAATCTGGTAATCGTGGTTCGAGCCCATGCGAGGGAGCCATTTTTGATATTAAGCAAAATTCCGCTATAATACCCGAACCAAGTTCTCTCCTGTTCTCCTCTTGGTCGCACGCTGGCTACTGCGTATAAACCAGCACTATTTAACAGAACCCGCCAAGGTTAATGGATTGCGAGTTACGCGGTCGCCCTCAAACTGGCGGGTCATTTCACAACGGCAGGGCCGTTCAACTGCGGGGCAGTAATTGTGAGCAAAGGCGGCAGACCGCCAAAGTATAGAGCTGAGTTCGCAGAGCGAGCTAAAGAGTTCTTATCTCAAGGTAAATCCATTACGCAACTAGCAAGAGAGCTAGGCGTTGCTCGTCAAACGATATATGCATGGGGCGAAGATCACAGCGAGTTTTCTGACGCATTAGGGCTAGGTCGTGATTTCTCTCAGGCACACTGGGAAGATCAACTAGAATCCATGATGTATGACAAGAGCGTTAACGCCCCACTCGTGAAGCTGTATTTCGCCAATCGATTCAACTGGAGAGATCAGCCAAGCGAGCAAGAAAGCGAAGCACCACCTGTAGACCCTGTATTTGAAGTAAAAGACGCCAAGGCAGAGGTTAGAACAACCAATGCCAAGCCTTAGCGCGCCTCAGCATATATTCCTAAACCAACTTAACACCAAGTTTCGCGCTTATGTTGGCGGCTTTGGGTCTGGCAAGACCTTTGTCGGCTGCACTGATTTATGCTTATTTGCTGGGATGCACCCAAAGACAACGCAGGGTTATTTCGGGCCGACCTACCCAGCTATTCGGGACATCTTCTACCCAACAATGGAAGAGGCGGCTTATCTGCAGGGTTATACAGCCAAAGTATCGGTTGGGAACAAAGAGGTTGATCTTTACCGGGGACGACTTTGGTATGGCAAGATATTGTGCCGATCAATGGATAATCCCGGCTCAATTGTTGGGTTCAAGATAGCAAGAGCGCTGGTCGATGAAATAGACACACTTAACAAGGTCAAAGCACAGGACGCTTGGAACAAAATCATTGCCCGGCTTAGATTAGTGATCGACGGCGTGGAGAACGGCATTGGCGTGACAACAACGCCCGAGGGGTTTATGTTTGTCTATGACACCTTTGCCAATGACCCGAAGGCCAGTTATTCGATGGTTCAGGCGTCGAGCTATGAGAATGAAGACTACCTCCCGCCCGACTATATTCCCTCATTGCTTGAGACATACCCGAGCGAGTTGGCAGAGGCTTATATTAATGGCAACTTCGTCAACCTAAGATCAGGCACGGTTTACAACGTATATAACCGCACAAAACACCGATCCAAAGAAACCATCCAAGAGAAAGAGCCGCTATTTATTGGTATGGATTTTAATGTGACCAATATGAGCGCCAATGTCCACGTCAAGCGAGACAAAGCCTTTCACCGGGTGGCCGAATTGGTTGGTATTTACGATACGCCATCAATGATTGATACGATTAGGAGCAAATGGCCCGAACACCACATTTACGTCTATCCAGACGCAAGCGGCGGCTCGCGCAAGACCGTCAATGCGTCTATTTCCGACATCGCTCTATTGCAGGCGGCAGGGTTTACGACCAGAGCAAAGGCAAGCAACCCGCTAATCAAAGACAGGGTGCAATCAAAGAACAAAGCCCTTGAGGATGGCCTGTTATTTATCAATGACGATCTATGCCCTGAATCGGCTCGATGCCTTGAGCAGCAGTGCTATGACGATAACGGCGAGCCCGACAAAAAGAACGGACACGATCACATGAACGATGCGGGCGGCTATCTAACCGCCTATGAATTCCCAATACGCAAACCAGTGGTTGATATTGGGGTGAGATTTGCGACCTAGGAGAATGAGATGGACGAGAACAAAATCACTCGATTTGAGGTTATAGATGAAAGCGGCAGGGTTTATGTTAGGCATGAAGTCTCTGTTGAGCTTTCTGTGCAGGATGGCGGGAAAACGCTTAAGGTTTTTATTAAGGGCGAGAAATGAAGATCAAGCGAATACGCAAACTCAAGGTAAACTCGTTCACGTTTAATGTGAAGTGGCTGAAAAATAAATACGGCGCGAGTTTTGACTTTGGAGAAAGACTGCTAGAAATAGGTTGCGCCAACGATAGCAGTGAGAAATTGTGGATGCTTATATGCCATGAGTTGCTGGAAATTTGCGCATGTGAGATGCACGTGCGATTTGATAGACCAGATTGCTCAGACGACTATATATTTGTCTACGACCATCGGCAGCACGACACTATGGCAAATATGTTTGCCGCCCTCTCTGCGCAATTTATTGATTAGATATTTTAAGGTATAATCGCAACACCTATGCGAGACGAAAAACCATGCCAGTAGAAACCACGCACCCGGAATACGATCGATACATTAAGACTTGGAAGAAAACCCGCGACGCTGCGGCTGGTTCTGTAGCTGTTAAGGCGGCGAAAGAAGCCTACCTTCCGATGCCTGAGAAGGCCAAAAAGGAAGGCGAGAATACAAGCGAGGAAAGATATTCTAGCTATCTGCTTCGCGCTGTATTTACCAACTTCACAGCGCGCACAAAGAATGCCCTTGTCGGTGCGGCGTTTCGGCAAGACCCAAACGCAGACATCGCAGGACAGGTTGAATATATACTGGAAGACGCCACAGGCGACGGGCTCGGATTAGACCAGCTAGCCAAAGACAGTCTTGGCAATATCCTAGAAGCAGGCCGCGAGGGATTTCTTGTTGATTACCCGCAAGTGGAAGAGGGCATGAGCGCAGAGCAGCAGGGTGAGCTTGATTTATATGCTCGAATTGTTGCTTATCCTGCAGAGAGCGTTATCAACTGGAAGACTGAGTTTCGCGGCGGTCGAACCGTGCTTACCCTTGTGACCCTGAAAGAGTGCTACGAAACAAACGAGGATGATCCCTTCTCGCACGACACCGAGGATCAATATCGGGAGTTAGGCTTAGACGAGTTTGGCGATTACTACCAACAGATTTGGCGCGATGGCGAGATGTACGGCGAGCCCACCTATCCCAAAGACGCTAGCGGCTCATTCTGGAAAGAGATTCCCTTTATCTTCTGCGGTGCTCAGAACAACGACGCAACAGTGGACGATGCGCCCCTTGCGGATATAGCGGAGATCAACATCGCTCATTACCGCAATAGCGCGGATTATGAGGAGGGCGTATTTATTCACGGCCAGCCTATGCTGCATGTTGACACGGGCAATATGAGCGAAGAAGAGTGGAAGGCGCTCAATCCTGATGGCGTTGTTGTTGGCGCTCGTTCTGCCATTATCACAGCACAGGGCGGCAATGCGGGACTTATGCAGGCCGAATCAAATGGCGCTGCAAGCGAAGCTATGGAGATGAAAGAGAAGCAGCTTATCATGCTTGGCGCTCGTATCATCACAGACCGAACCGGGAACGAAACAGCAGAGGGCGCTAGGCTGCGCTTTAGCTCAGAGAATAGCGTGCTTGGTGATGTGGTTAAGAACCTATCCGACGCATTACGACGCTGCATTGAGTGGTGCGGTCAATACATGGGCGAGGAAGGTGAGGTTGTTTACGAGATCAATACCAATTTCTACGATAAGACGCTCGACCCGCAACAGATTATGGCGTTGATTCAGGCTGGTGATAGAGGGCTTCT